TCACTTCAGGCCCCCAATCTTGGCCTTGATCTTGCTCAGCACCCCATAGGGGCGAGGAATTGGCACGAACACGAAGCGCTTGCAACCCTCGCGCCCGCAGGCACCAGGATAGGGCTTCGAGCCGGTGATGCGCCCGCGCTTGCGGTTTCTGTCCTCGCAGTCCATGAGGTGCAGGCGCATGTCGTCGCAGCCGCATGCCTTTACGAGGTTGGCAGTCGCCTGCACGACGTCGGCGCACTCCTCCATGAGGGACTGGCGGCATTCGGCCTTGGCCTCGTCGTCGCGGCACTCGTCCCACACCTGCCAGGCGTTGTACACCTCGGAAGCCTCCTCAAGCACCTTCAGAGCTTGGGCCTTGTCGGGCGCAACGCCGTCGAACGTGGCGACGCTGCCCAAGATCACGCAGTCTTGCATGTCATACTCCAATCATCCAGCGCGCGAGCGACGAAGCCGCCCACACGGCAAAAGCATCAATAATCAGGGCCACGGCGAGGAACGCCAGGCAGCCCCAGTTCACGTTTCGCAACGCGCCTCCTATCCGCAGGCGAGCAGGGCCAGGAGAACCAGCCCCGCCGCCAGCATCCGTATCGCCCAGGCCTCAATGGCGAGGACTCCCAGCAGCAAAGCCATGGCGGCGGTCGCTAGCCATCCCATCGGTCGCACACGTCCTCCTGCTCATCCTTGTAGTGCTCAACGATCCAATCACGCGCCCAGAGCGCAGCCTTCCACGGCGTGGTCTTCACCTCGTGGTCGGCCTCGTCGAACGCATCCTCGAACTCAAGCCCGCATATCCCGAAATCGCAGCAGCCTTCCAGGCAGTGCGAGCAGTTCCCGCAGGTCTTCGGCTCTTCCTGGTTCCACGGCGCGCGCGGGTCGGACTCGAAGCATCCCGGCGGCAGGTTCCAGCCGCTAGGCGGCTCGAAGTCAACCATTTCATCACGCCCTCTCGAACCGGTTCTGGTCAAGCCACCAGCTCGGGCAGGGCTTCAGGCCTTGCCAAAAGCGGTAGTACGTCCAATCCTTCTGGCGGTCGGCATGGCTGCAGCCGTAGAACTTCCCGTAAAGGCATGTCGAGCAGTTTTCCGGCACCTCCTGCGTCGCGATCACCCTCGCCATCGTCAGTCACCGTCCCAAACGCCGTCTGGGCGCATGCGGGCCATCGCCGCCAGCTGAAGCAGCGGGCGCTTGGCGTTGCCCTCGGTGGCCTCCCAGTAGTCGTCCGAAACCTCGTCGGACAGCTTGGCCGCTGCCGCTTCGAGCACGGGGATGGACTCCGCGCCCGTCATGCCGTAGATGGTGCGGATGCCCTTGTCGCCGAGCACGCGGTAGTAGTGCTTTCCGTAGTTGTAGGTGACGTTCAGCCAAAGCTCGGTCGTGCCGACCATGGCATAGGTGCCGCCGCGCATGTCGTGCGGCACGTCGGTCTTCAGCGTCTCGTGCGTAACGGGGTCGCACAAGCGGACGTCGTAGCTCATTGCGCCTCCTCCCAGTAATCGCAGTGGTTGTTGTCTCCTGTCACGAAGTGCTTGCCGTCATGGTTGCAGTAGCAGCGCGCGCCGGTCGTGCTGCCCGCCTCGTTGCCGTCTACGTCGAAGCGGACGATTGGCACAACGTCGTGCTCGTGGTGGGCGCAGTTCTCGCAGCGGTGCGCGGGCGGCTTCCACTCGTCGTGTATGTCGGGGTTGAACACGTATTGATCGGTCATTTATCCTCCTCGTCGACTCGTTTCCAGTAATGACCTCCGGCCTTGCATCCCGTTCTGACGGCCCTCGCGATGTTCGGACTGCCGCAATACCCGTATGTCGCGAGCGCCGCCGCGCCAGCCGACTCGAATCGCACGCCATCGTCGCGGACAACGGCGCCCACCGGGCCAGCCATCTGGGCAACGGGGATCTTCTGACGCTCTTTGGCAATCAATAAAGCTCGCTTCATTCGCTGCCTTGGAATCTTGATCCCTGCCTTCTTGGCACAGCCCGCGTGATAGCCGGTTTTCGAGAGTGTGTACCCGCCACACAGAGGGCAGACGGTCGCATAGCCGCAGCGGGCGCGGGATTCCCACCATTGGCGGTTTCGCCTCTCGCGCAGCTCGCTTTCGGTAAACCGCTTCGTCCTGCCTCTAGCCATTCTTGGCGACCTTCGCGCCGCAATCTGGGCAATACGTCGCGCTGTTCATGCATAGGTAGTCGCATCCGCATTTTGCGCAACACGTGCGGCCGTCTTCATCGAGGACAAGGTGCGTGGTCGCGCGGTCGATAAGGCCGGTCAGCTTGCCTATGCGCTCAATAGCTTGCTCTGGCGTGTGGCCGTCCCACTCTGGCGCTCGGTCAAGCTCCTTGCAGCGGAACATACCCCAGTACGGATCGATGTCGTAGTGATAGGTGGCCTGGCCGTCTGGCGTGTCGATGCCGACGATGAACATGCCGCCATACATGGTGCCGTCGCTGTGCGCCTTCGCTTTCCATGCCTTGTCGGGAAACGCCGAAACGACGACGGAAAATAGCACGGCTCGGTGGTGGTATAGCTCGTCAAAGGTGTGATAGCCGTCGGACGTGCTTCCGTTGATGGGGTTCGGCCTGATGAGTCCCGCCAGGCGCGTGAACAAGGAGCGCGGATCGGGGAAATCTTCATAGTTGCATGCCACAGACTGAAGGCGTGCCCACCATTCGGATAGAGACGAGTCGTCGAGGTAGACTGCATCGTGTTCAAGCTGGTCGGCAGCGCTGTTGCGCGTCGCGTCGTCAATCATCATCGGCACCTTCCTATGCTTTTCAGGTACAGGTTGTTGCGGCGCGATCGCGCTAGCGCGCGGCGATAGCGGCGCTGCCACCTCGGGTCGAGCAGCTTCGCCAGCTTGCGTATTGCCTTCGCCGCTTGGAAGAACGCCCGCGCGAAGCACTCGGCCAACGCCTTCACGGCATCCACCGTCATGCGGGCTGCCTCGGCGAAGAACTCGCTACTCCTCATAAAGCACCTCCAACCCGTATGCGGTGGCGGCGTCGTGTTCGATCTTGCAGCCTCGGGCGTCTTCCCAGCCCTTGCAGAAGTAGGCCGCATGGCAAAGGCTCATGTTCTCAAGCGACTTCGCGAGGAAGCACAGCGGAACCTGCACCACGCCGCGCTCCTTCATGGCCTCGTCGCTGTACCACTCGTCGGTGAATAGGGTGTTCACGACCCCGTAGCCCATCTGGCGCAGCTTCGCCACGGCGAGGTCGCGCGTGGCCACGATTTCCTCGTCTGTCTTGCCGGCCATCGGCTGCGAGATCATGGCCTTCTTCACGGTTGCAGCTTCCTTGGCGGTCTCGGTTTTCTTCTCGTCGGTCATCAGATTTCCTTTCCTATCAGCTTCCACAGGTCGAGGAGCGTTCTCCTGCACCTGCGTATGTCGTTCTGTATCTGGGTCTTGCCCTGCCCGTCTTCCAGGCCGTAGCCGAGGCTGCCGTAGGTGTGCAGGCACGACTCGCTAGCCTCTCGGGCCTCGATGTTGTCGCACAACTCGTCAACCATCAGGCGCAGCAGTTGCGCTTTCCGCAACACCTTGGCGTTAGCCATCGCTGCGGCCCTCGCAGGCGATGATGATTCCCGCCGTGATGGACTGCACCATGTAGGCCAGCTCCTCGGCGGCGGGCGTGTCCTCCCCAATGCTGGCAAGCATGTCGCACGCCGCATGCGTCGCCTCGTGGGCGGCGAGCGCGTACAGGTCCGGGGCCTTCACCTTGCGGCTGATCCAGACCACGCACCCCTTGCCCGGGATGCAGCTGGTGAGGCCGTCCTTGCCCTTGGTGTCTCCCGGCTCTTCGCCCATCCTGCGCACGGACTCGCGGTACTCTCGCTTGCTGGTGGTGACCCAAAGCGGGTCGAGCGGCATAATCAGCGGCTTAATCTCGGTTGCCATCGCGTTCCTCCTCACAGCCCAACTCCACGCAACCGGGGAACCGGCCCCGCAGGTCGAGCACGGTTCCGTCTTCCAGCAGTGCGAAGCACTGGTAGCTGTCGTCGGTCAGAGCCTTGACGATGGAAAGCGCCTCTTCCTCGGTGCCCGTGGTGGCGATTTCGATGCCCTGCCGGTATGCGCTTGCGTAGCTCTGGCAGAGCGAGCGCTCATAGATGCGTATCATTCGCGCGCCTCGGCAGCCTGCTTGTCGTACTTCGCGCGAAGCTCAGGTTCGAACTCCTTGATGAACGCAAGCACGCTGATGCCCTCGGGCAGGTAGTACTTGCTCACATTCTCAAGGCACCAGTCCTCGAACGTCTCGCCGTCGGTCACCTCGAGCGCGTATCCCGTGCAGTGGCTCATGAGCGCATCGCGCCCGGCCTTGCGGATGGCTTCCTGCATCGGCGAGTCGTGCACCGCCTCGATGGCCTTCATCTGCCCGGTCAGCTCGTCGATGCACTCGTCTCGGTGCTTCAGCTCGCGGTTGAGCATGTCGTTCTCGTCCTGCTGGTCGAACAGCTGCGCGAGCACGTACTGCTCGCAAGTCTTGATTTCCATGGTTATTTCCCTTCTCGGATCATTTCGTTTCCGTGTTCGTCGGTTATCGCCCAATAGCCGTACTCGTACAGCCCCGGGTGGTGCGGCTCGTAGACTTCCAGCAGTTGGCCCGTCCACCAGGCCTCCTCGTACACCTTGGAGCGCCAGCGCCACTCGGCCCTGAGGCCCGCGCCGCCGTGGAACTGGTTGTGGCACCCGGTCGTGCCGCTGCCGCACAGGGCGAACAGCGGGCTTCGCAGGCTCCACGTGCCGTTCGGCGTGACAAGCTCGAACTCAAGCCCCCAGCTTCGGTGCGCCACGTGGTGGCAGCTCTGTGCGCGCCTGCCGCAGACGCAGCAGCGGTCTTGCAGAAGCTCGTACGACCGCTTGCCCGTGTAGCGCGCCCCGAGGTGTGGCTTTCCGTAAAGCTCGGCGCGCTCCTTCGGCCAGCCGCGCAGCTGGCTTGCCTGCAGGATCATGCGAGCCTCCCGTCCGGGCCGTCGAACTCGACCACCCTTGCCCCGTGGCGCAGCCGCGACACGATGGCCTTGGCCGTGTCGGCGTCGCCCTGCTCGGCGAGCCTGCGCACGAGGTCGCTGGGCCTGTACTGCGTAGTGACCAGCGTGGGGCGCATCGCCGAGTAGCGCTGGTCGATGAGCTGGAACAGGCTGTCGAGCACGAAGCCCGTGGGCCTGCGCTTGCCCAAGTCGTCGATGAGCAGGTAGCCCGCTTCGGCATAGCGCTTCAAGGGGTCACCGCCGTCGTGGAAGCTGCGCTGAATCTCGTCGAGCACACGGTACATCGGCACCATGAGCGGCGACTTGCCCCGGTCGTGCAAGCGCATGGCCACGGCTGCGGCGCAGGTCGTCTTGCGGGTGCCGACGTCGCCCCACAGGTAGAGCCATTGGCCGCCCTCCATGGCAAGCGCAAGCTCGTCGGCCATGGGGTGGTCAAGCCCCAGGTAGCGCTCGGGCACGCCGCAGCGCACAAGCGAGCGCCTGCGCTTCTCAGCGACGGCCTTCTCGGCCTCAGCCTGCTCTTGCGCCGCTATGGCAGCGCGCTCGGCGACGGCCCCTTCGCAGTCGCACGACTCGTAGCCGCAGAACAGGCGCTTGAGGCCCAGCTGGGCGTACCGCGCGTTGAGCATGGCCCCGCAATGCGGGCACTCAGTCGTACTGGGAAAAGTCGTCACCTTCGCTCACCTCCTGCTTCGTCTCGCGTATCGGCTTCGAGGTACGCACCCAGTTGCGCACGGAGGCCTTCCAATCCTTCATTCGCGATTTGCCGACCATCCAGCCCTTCTGGGCGTAGAAGTCGACGAACCGCTCTGGGTCGAAGTCGGTCGAGGCGAGGTCGATGCCCTTGGACGCCGCATAGGCGGCTGCGTACTCGGCTACCTCTTCGGGAGAGGGGGCGCGGAAACGCGCCGCACTCGCTTTTCCCTCTTCCTTAATTCCTCTTCCTACTTCCTCTTCCTCTTCGCTTGGCCGTTTGCTTTCGGCTTTGCTTGCCAGCTCGCTTGACGTTTTGCTTCCGCTTTTGCTTTGCGGTTTGCTTCCCGTTTTGCTTGGCCGTTTGCTTTCGGCTTTGCTTGCGTCGTTGCTTGACGATTTGCCGCCGTTGCCTCCCGCCACGATGCGCGAGCGGGAGGTTTCCATGACGGGCCGTATGGCCGTTAGCACCGCTTCCTGGGTGTCGGTGCGCGGCTCGGGTTCCTCGCCCGTGCGCAGGTACCGGACGATCATGCCTATAAGCTCGTCGCTCTCCCTGCGGTTGCGAAGCCTAAGCGGCCCGTCGATGAGCGAGTCCAGGACTTGCACGCCGCCGTCACCCCTAAAAGGGAATGTCGTCGTCGTACACGTCCATCGACTGCTGCACGGGCTGCTGGGGCGCTTGCTGCGGGGCCTGCGGTGTCTGCTGGGGCGCGTACTGCGGCGCGGGCGCTGGTGCTTGCTGGCGCGGCTGCGGGGCGGCAGGCGGGTTCTGGTAGGCCTGCTGAGCGTTCCACTGTGGTGCCTGCTGCTGCGGCGCTTGCTGCGGCTGGTACGCCTGCTGCGGTGCCTGCTGGGGCGCGTAGGCCTGCGGTTGGTAGCCCTGCGGCGCGTACTGCTGCGGCTGGCCCTGCTGGGCGTTGGGGTTCTGGCTCAGAAGCTCCACCTCGTCGGGGATGACTTCGAGCTTCGAGCGCCTGCCGCCGCCGTTCTTGTCCTCCCACGAGCTGTAGCGCAGCTTGCCCTCGATGGCCACCTTCATGCCCTTGCGCAGGATGCGGCTCAGGGCCTCGGCGCGGTTGCCGAACATCGTGCAGTCGACGAAGTTCGGGTAATCCTCCCACTGGCCCGTCTGCTGGTTCTTTCGGCGGTCGTTGACCGCAACGCCGAAACCGAGAACCGCCATGCCGCCCGCTGTGCTGCGAAGCTCGGGGTCTCGCGTCAGGTTGCCCGTAATGTTCACTCGGTTGATGCTCACAAAAAGCTCTCTTCTCCGGTGCCGCCGCTCGTCCACGTCCTCTGGATGTCGGCGTCAACGGTCTTGATCCTCAACTTGATTGCCATGATTGCCTCGCTCGAGGCCTTGTAGAGCGCTTCGGCGCAGTCGCGCAGCTGCTTCTTCTCGGCTATGTCGGGGCGTCCCCGGCACAGGTCGCTTATCACGGTGACCGGCGTGCCCTTGGAACGCTCCTCTAAGATGGCTATGCGCAGCGCCTTGCGGTACTCGGCCTCGTTCTCGGCGTACTGCTGGCCAGTCCTGCGCAGGGCCTCAAGCTCCTGCATGAGCTGGTCGAAAAGCTGCTCGCGCTCTCCGTACAGGTCTTGCATGGCCTACAAGACCGTCCACGTCGGGGTCGCGCAGCAACCGGGGTTCTGGATGAACTGCTCGTACTGCTCGCGGCTGTTGAAGCGGTAGGCGGTGCCACAGGCCTTGCACTTGGCGTCGAACGGCCCCTGCACGGGCGGCTCCTTCTCGGGCTTTTCCACGCCGTTCAGGGAGTCCGGGTCGCTCGTGCCGTCGATGTCGAACATGCCGCAGAGCGCGTACTTGCGCGCGTAGCTCGACGCCGAGCCGGTGAGCTGCGTCTCGCTCATGCCCTTCTGGGCGAGCGGCTCGCGGGCGTAGGCGCAAATGACGATCTCGCCGGGCGTGCCGTCCTCGAACTTCACGAGGCAGGTGGCCTTCACGTAAAAGCGGTCGCCCACCTGCTCGATGGAGTCGTTGAGGGTGAAGAACACGCCCGCGTCACGGCAAGGCTCCTTGAGCGCGGCAACGATGTCCTCCATCGAGCGGTAGTAGTAGTTGCCGTGCGCGTTGTACCGCGCCTTCGGCACGACCACGGAGCGCTGAACCTGCGCCACCGCCTGGTCGATTGTCATGTGCTTGTCGTCTGCCATTCGATGCTCCTAACGGATCGTGCGCTCGTAGACCTGCTGCAGGGTGCCGCGCTTGAACACGCCGCTCACGCCGATGCTCCCGCAGAAGCGCCCGATGGCCTGCATCTGGTCGGTCGTGGCGGAGTCGATGAGCATCACGCAGGGGGTTGCGGGGCCACTCGACACGGGCGCCGGTGAGGCAACTGGTGCGGGCGCGGGCGCCGGTGCGGCAATGGGCGCGGGGCCGATAGGCTCGTCGCCGATCTCCTGCATGGGGCTTCCGCCCGGATACCAGTTGCCGGCGGGTTCGGGCGCGGCCTTCGGCTCTGGTTCAGGTTCCATGGCGGCTTTCAGCTCGGCAATGCGCGCGGCCTCTTCTGCCGCCTTGCGGGCCGCTGTGAGCGCTGCGCCCAGGTCGAGGGTCGCGAACAGCTCGCGCTCGGCCTCGGCATAGAAAGGCTCGCCCTCGAACTGTGACTTGAGCGTTTCCCAGTCGCCCGCCAGCTTGGAGACCTTCGCCTCAAGCGCCTCGCAAGCCTTGATCTCGCCGAAGGTCTTGTTGGTCCACTGCTTCTCGTGGAAACGCTCATAGGGCACGACGGGGGCCAGAAGCCCGGCGAATTCCTCGTAGTGCTCCTGCAGCTTGGCGTAGGCGCGGGCCTGGCGCTCTTCCTCGGCCTGGTCGAGCTGCGCCTTGATATTGTCGGCGGCTTCGTCGATGATGGCCGTGATCTGCTTGCAGCGCTTCTCGAAGGCGTCGAGCGGCTTGCTGTACTCGCGATTCACGGCCTTGCGGCGCTCGTCGATCTCCTTCTTGAGGCCGTTGAGGTAGCTGCGGTCGTGCTTGGCCTCTGCGATGTTCTCCTTCTTGGTGAGGTCGTAGGTCGCACCGTCGTAGGCCTCCACGGTCTTGCGCACGTGGGCTTCGAGGGCGTCGAAGTTGGCTTCGATGACGGACGGCTTGTAGGCCACGGTCAGGCTCGATGCGTCCTGCTCCTCGATGACCTCGGCCACAACGTTCTCGGCTTCGCTAGTCATCCCAGACCTCCCCGGTCTCGTCGTCGAAGTCCATGGCCTGCTGGGTGTCCTCGGCGGTCAGGATCACGTACTTGCCGTTCTTCCTCATCATGGGGAAGGCGTTCGCGTCCTCCATAAGTACCTCGAACTGCAAGGTGGCCGTGCCGCCCTTGATGGTGGCCTGCTTGAAGAAGGCGCGGATGCTCACTGCGGATGCCACGGCTAGTCCTCCTTCTTCACACCGAAGATGATGCTCATGACGTGCTTGGCGGCCTGCTCGGCCTCTTTGCGGCGCGCCTGCTCCACAAGCTCCCGGTTGGTGTTCTCGTTGACGACCTGGTAGCCCTTGGCGCGCACGTCCTCGGGGTAGCTTTCAAGCGCGGCCTCGGCCAGGGCGATCATGGCCCACCAAGCGCCCGCATCCTTCTCGTTGGCCTCGGCCTCGCCGCCCGCCACAATGAGGGCGTTCACGGCGATGCAGCTGGTGAGGTCGATAAGCGTCTCGATGCTGTCGGTGCGGCTCATGCCGTCGTTCACGTTGTTCTCGAAGTGCTTCATTTCTTCTCCTTCACGTACTCCTCGACGAAGTACTCGATGTAGATGCTGATAAACGGTTGCGTCCCGTGGCAGGGCCTCGGGCGCTTGTCCACGGTGCAGGTGATCACCTGCTGGTCGTCCTTGAAGGCAAGGCCGTTGAGCGAGTCGCAGACGAGCTTGCCCACGTTGTCCCAGTCGGGCTTTCCCATGTCGGAGCGCCCTTCCCAATACTTGGGGTTGCTCTTAGCGAGCGGTCGGTAGGTGGATATGCGCATCCTCACGGGGCCGTCGTGCCCGGCGAAGGTCTCGCCGTATTCGGCCCGCCACGCGTCGCGCACCTCCTTCTCGGCCTTCAGGGTCTTGGTGGGGGTGTAGGTGCGGTGGTTGCGGTAATCGGTGCGGGAGCGCTGCTTGCCCACGACCTCGCGAACCGGAACCACGACCCGCGCCGTCGCCGCCAGCGTTTGAACCCAGCTCATTCGCTGAAACCGTCCGACTGGCTGCGGTGCTTGTTGAAAGCGCCCTTCAGCTGCGGGTAGCGGGCCTCCATGATGCGGGCCAGGCTCGGGGCGATGCCGTTCTTGCAGGCCACGTGCAGCTCGTTGCGCACCATGTTCACCAGGTAGTTGACCGACACGTAGCCCTTGCGGTTGAGCCTCACGGCGTTCTCCACCATGAAGTTCCAAGCGCCTGGGTTGTCCTCGATCCACTTGCGGGCCTCTTGGAAGTCCTGCTCGCCTGCGGAGCCGAGGCCGAATATCTCAAGCTGGTTGCTCTGCGGCTTGGGGCTGTAGCGCTCGTCGTTACGCATGGACGGCACCCGCCGTGGTCTCGTATGCCTGCTGGGCCGTTGCCACAGCGCCGTCCATCGTGGGGATTACCCACGCCCACAGGACGACGAGGAAGATGATTGTGGCGGCTAGGAAGCCGACCAAAACGCCAGCCTTGAACTGGGAGGCGTCCTGCATCTCCTTCGCGGTGGGACGGGGCTTGCGCTCGAATGGTATGATGGTCGAAGCATCGTTCTCGATGCGGTTCATGCGGGCGCTCGGAGTGTGGTAGCTGGGGGCGCTCGCTTTCTTTTTGCTTTGCATTTCGTGCTCCTTTCTGATGTTTCCGCAGGTCATAGCACGTGTGGCTTTTGGTGTGCCTATTTTTGCTTTTTCTTGGCGCGGCTCTTTGCGCTGTAGTAGCGCTGTCGCTCCTGGTTGTTCCTCTTCTCCCTAACCGCCTCCTCTCGCATGGCGTTGACCTGCTCGGCTAGGTCGGACATGTGAAGTTCCTTCGTGCACTCGATGCACCAGCCATTGATCCGGTTCAGGGGACGGAATGTCCATCTGCCGCAGTTTGGGCACTGGCTCCGCTTGCGGAGTGAGAGTCCGCAGTGTTGCGCTTGCCACTTAACCGAGTCTTCCGAACGTCCCAGCGCCTTGGCTATCGCTTTAGCGCCTTCGCCCGCGTGCTCTTCGAGGTACTTGAGTTCACGTGTCGACCACTGCCTCATCGCGCCTGCTTCTCGCCTTTCTGCTCGCTTTCCCGGTACGCCTTGACCAGCACGTCGCACATGTGGTCGAATGCCAGCTCGCGCGGCGTTTTGGGCTTTTCTGCCTGCTGCTTGGTGGGCGTCTGCTGTTCGGCCATTTAGGCCACCGTCCTGTTCTCCGTAAGTCCAAGCAGGTAGTCTGCGGAGCAATGGAAAAGCTTCGTCATGGCTACGAGCTTCGAGCCGGGGATTTCACCGCCACTTTCGTAGCTAGCAACAGTGGCGCGGCTTTTGAGTCCGAGCTTCGTTGCCAAATCTTCTTGGCTAAGACCGATTCGAACTCGCTCGCTTGCGATCGGGTTCATATGCACCTCCATTTCACTATTTGTGAACTTCACAATTAGTGAATATAGAAGAACTTCTGACCTTTTGCAAGTAAGGAATTCACTATTTGTAAATTTTTTTGTACAATGTGCCTATAGAAGCAAGGAGGGCACAGTGGGCACGCAATTCCGTCTCAAGGAAACAAGACTCAAGTATGGGAAGAAGCAGCCCGAAGTGGCCGCTGTTCTCGGTATAGGTGTTCCCGCTTACTCGATGATGGAAAGCGGGCAACGCGAAATCAATGGATCAAAGCTCATAAAGCTTGCAAGGTATTACGAATGCTCCGTTGACGAACTATTGGGTACAGGGCCTTGGGATACTGGCGAACGGAAGGAATAACACATGGGAATGTTCAACAAAAGCGCCGCTAAGAAGATGGCTAGCGATGCGGACGAGTTCATCGTGAGCGACGGGAAGGTTCACGCCCTCGTGTTCCAGGTCGCGGGCAAGGCCATGTATTCGACCGCCACGCAGCTTGAGGACAAGGTTACCGAGCGCATCGACGGAACGTTGTCGCGCATCCAGGACAAAGGTTGTCAAGTCGTCGATGTCAAGATGGCCGTCAGCGCCAACACACGCGACAGCGACATGATGCTGTACTCGTTTACCGTCTTATATAGGTAAAGAAAAAAAGAAGCCCCACGGGGTCACAGCGTTGCAGCGCTACCCGTGGGGCTTTCCACAGAACCTCTGAAAGGAGGCCGTTTCATATTATGCCAAAAACAGCGGTGATATATGCCCGCTTTTCATGCAACAAGCAGCGCGAGGCCTCGATAGACGACCAGCTGCGCGTGTGCCGCGACTGGTGCAAACGCGAGGGCTATGCCATCGCCGCCGAGTACTGCGACTACGCCATATCGGGCCGCACCGACGACCGCCCCGAGTTCCAGCGCATGATAGCCAACGCGGGCGAATCCGACATAGTGCTTGTGTACATGATGGATCGCTTCTCCCGTGGGGAGTACGACGCACCCATATACAAGCGCGAGCTTGCCAAGAAGGGCGTGAAGCTCGTGTCGGCGCTTGAGGCCATACCCGACTCGCCCGAGGGCATCATCTACGAGAAGCTGCTGGAAGGCCTTGCCGCCTGCGAGTCGAAGAAGACCGCCATACGCACCAAGCGCGGAATGGAGGGCAACGCGCTCCGTTGCAAGACCAACGGCGTGCGCGTGTTCGGCTACCGCAAGTCGGAGGACGACGAGTACGAGATAGACGAGCATGACGCCGCGTTCGTGCGCGAGGCCTTCAAGCGGCGCGTCAACCGCGAGACCGTGAACTCGATAGCTCGGGACTTCGCCCAGCGAGGCGTGAAGACCTCCAACGGCAACCCGTGCGGCTACTCGATGGTTTACCAGATGCTCCACAACAGGCGCTACACGGGGCGCTACGAGTGGGGCGGCATAGTCAAGGAGGGCGGAATGCCCGCGATCATAGACGAGGTGACTTTCATGGACGCTCAGCAGGTGCAGGGAACCAAGAAGCGCTCTTCGGAGGACTGGGGCGATTTCGCCTTGGCGGGTAAGGCCATATGCGCCGGCTGCGGGCGAAACCTGCAGGGCGTGAGCGGGCGCGGGCGGCACAACGTCAAATACGAGTACTACAGCTGCGTTGACGGCTGCATGAGAAACGTTCGCCGAGAGGAGCTTGAGGGCGCTATCGTCGGTGCCCTGCGCGAGCTGCTTTCCGACCGCGAGGAGGCCTTGAGGATAGCCCGCATGGTCGCCGACAGGGCAGACGGGGCGGAGATTGCCACAAGGCGAAAACAGGCGGCGGAATCCCTTTCAGCTGCGGAGCGCGGGCTGAAGAACATCCTGAACGCCATCGAGCAGGGAATCATAGCGCCGGGCGTGAAGGAGCGCATAGCCGAGCTTGAGCAGCAGAAGGCTCGCGCCAACTACGACCTGCAGGCCATCCAGGAGCAGAAGATAGACCCGGAGCGCTTCGCGGACTTCCTGCAGTGCGGCGCGAAGCTCGATGACGCAACGCTATTGAAGGCGTTCGTATGGCAGGTGAGCGTATCCGACGAAGACGTGCTCGTGACACTGAACTACGACACGGAAAGCAACGAACCCGCCAGACTTGACATCCAGCGGGTTCGAGGAAAATTGGAATGGTGCCCCCAGCGGGATTCGAACCCGCGATATCCACCTTGA